AGCTACACTTAGTCCTACCCAAAAAGCACCTCGTGACTTGTTGGCTAGAGCCAATAATTGTTTTAGGTCGGCTTCCATAGAATCTACTTTTTCTTCTAAGGACTCGACCTTACTCAGTAGCTTTCCATATTCTACTGGGTCTATATCGTTTTGACTCATATTGGTATCCTATATAAAGGAAAGGGGCAGTTGCCCACCCCTGTCCATATACACTAAAGTATTAAGGTGCTGCTGTTGCTGGAGTAGCGTCAGAAGCAAATGCAAGTTGAATTGCTGCACCGTCACGAAGTTCTGCAACTCCGTAGATTGTGTCAGCAGTCATCAAGTCACCTAAATACTCTTGTTTGTATTGAGTCTGAACACGAACACCCATTTGCTCTGCAAGGATGAAAGCGTCACGATGACCCAAGATACCACCTACGATACGTCCGTTTGCAGCGTTTTCAGCAGCAGACTCAAGCTGAGGTAGGTTAGTAGATACATAGATTTTAACACCATAGATGTCACCTAATAGACCATTTTCAACTGGTCGACCACCAACGAAGTCAGATGAGTTGAAACGGTCAATACCTAAGATGTCCTTCTTAACTGAAGGTGGTACAACCATGAAACGATTGTCCATAGGTACGTCAGCATCGTCAAGTTCTTGAATAGCTTGACGGAAGCCTAAGTCAGTGAACACGTCAGCAGCAACAACTGTGTCAGCAGCATAAGCTGTTAAGTTAGTTGAGCTATCCATGTAGTAACGACCTGTTAGTGAGCTACCTAAAGCACCTAAGTCAGAGTCGATTTGACGAGCTAGGGCATAACCAGCATCTTCTGTATAGAAAGAACGAAGTGAAGGTAATGCTTGAACGTCAGTGATGTCCTCAATTAAACGAGAATACTCGTAGTGCTTGTCGATAGAGACAGTAAAGTCTGTATCAGCACCAACGATTAGGTTTACTTGAGTGTGCTCTGCCTTAGCAGTAGCTGAACCACGAACAGGCTTAGGAATGTGAATAGTATCACCTTTCTTGCCAATATGGTTCATTTTCTTTACTAGATTAGCGATTACAAGATTAGACTTGTAAGCCGCAGCGATTTCGTCAGACCAAATCTCAGGGACAAAAGCATCCGCATTAGTTGGTGTGACGTGATTAGAGTTACCTAAACCAGCCATTGTATATATCTCCTACAATAAAAGTAAAAAGTTATCTAACCCTTCCTTCTCTATAGGCTCTATCAAACTCATCGACATTCGCCTTATAGCGTTCAGGGTCATTTATCATTAAATTGACTATGTCAGAGCGTTTGTAGATTTTTCTTGATGCAGGTTCGGATGAACCTTTGGTTGAACCAGTTGATGCTTTTCTTCGCTGTTGTTTGTTATCTTCTTGTTGCATACTAGCCGTCTTAGTAACGATTTCTTTACGTTCGTTCCAAGTGCCTAGTAATTCATCAGCAGCGTCAAAGTCCCAATTATTCATTCTATTGAGTAATTCTTGACGTACTTTAGAGGACTTAATCCATTCAACAAAATTAGAATCATTAACAGTCTGAACAATATCAGGATACTTCTGCATAAGTTTGTTATGCGTAGCTTCCCTTTGCTGTTGTGCCAGGTATTCTTCTATTTGTTTAATTTTAGGATTATTCTCAACCCGATTATTAACATACTGGTCAGGTGCATCGAAGATATCTACTTCGGGTTCTGACGGTTGTTCTGGGCTATTAGACTTGTATTTCTCTAAGTTAGATTCAATGTACTCGTCAACAACTTTTCTTAAGTCACCTAGTACACTGCCCTGTTTGCCTAAAAGTCTTTCCGCTTCTTGGTGCATACGCGCCACTTCAGCTACGGACTTGCCAGCATACTTAGGGTCAAGCTGTTCTTCGGTTTGTTGTTGGACTGTTTCCTCGGATTGAGCAGTCTGCTGTTGAGTTTCTTCTTCATCTACCCCATTAGAGATATCAACAAGGGTCTCGTCATCATTTAGAATTAACTCTGTCTGTAGAGGTTCTACGATACGTTGTGTCATTTAATAATTTCTCCGTACTTTCGTATTGTGGATTTTCTTAAGATTTAGCGGCTTTCTCGTGGTCTCTAGCCCATTTCATGGAGTACCCTGGAAAAGTATTATCCAATGAAAAAGAAACTGGAGAAATTATCCGCTGTGCGTTGTGACCACATACTGGACATAGAACTTGCCTTTGGTCGGGATTAGTTAGATGTTCAGTAGTGTGGTTATTGGTGCAGGTGAAGTCAAATAACCTTAGACTCATTAGCTGCTACCTTTTTCTTTCTCGTCATTGAGAAGTTCTTCGTAGGCGTTCTCGATTGAGTTTTGCCAATTAAGTAGTCGTTGAAAAACGTCAAGTTTGCCCTGCGATATGTGCAGGTCTTTAGCGTCATTTAACGACATAATATTGATAGTTGATGCTGCTGCTAGTATATCTTCCTGAAAGGTTTTCCAACCATCAGTCATAAACAAGTCAGCATAATCTTCGTAATATTTTCGTAATTCAGGTGTCATGGGTATTGACATTCTCCTTATTATGTGTTATATAATATATTATAGCATATTTTGACCTAAAAGTCAAGCTATTTTTTACTAGCCATTTGCATTTGAACTATATCTTCTCTAGATTCAATTTCCTTTTGTTTTAGTTCTAATTTAGCTATTTCAACTAGACGCTCAAAGTCACCTAAAGGCATGTTCTTAGCCATAGCAGCTATGCGCTTAGTTTCTTCCTCAATAGGTAGTAATTGAGTTTCTACTTGATTTTGTTGTACCCTAGATATAACTTCTGCTGTTTGTGCCTTAAGATTTTCTAATTGAGCTTGTGCGACTTGCATTTGTAATTGTAACTGTGCTTGTTCTATTTGTTGCTGTTCTGGGTCTGGCTGATTAGCTTCACGCATAGCAGCAATAATTTCCTCACGGTTAGACAAACTCATATTATCTATAATAGACTCAATAAGCATTTGATACATTGGTGAATCTTCAGACATAGTTTGTAACAATTGTACTAACTGAGTTACTTCATATTCACGAGCAATAATACCTAAAGAACTATAAGGTACAAACTTAAAGTCTTGAGCTGGGTATAGGTCAGGCGTGTACTGCATGTAACGACAAGCAGATTTCCTAACAAAAGGAATTAAAAAGTTTTCTTGGAAATTAATTAATGTACGTTTATGTCGTTTGATAATTGCACCAAGTGACATTGAAATACCTGCGGCAGTTGCTTCACCGTTAATATTCCCAGGAATACCAGCAGCGTCAATAGCACCAGTAGCAGTCTGTACCATTTTCTGTAATTCCGCTGCTTGACTAAATGTAATCTGACTTACCTGACCAAAGTTAAATGGGTTTAGAACTTCAGCAGGGCTACCGTTAGTTAAGATAGTTTTACCTGGTCTAATATCTAACTTAGCACCACGAGGCATACGAGTAGCGTCTACAGCCATCATAGGGTGAACTGTAAGGGCTAGTGCATCAATACGGGCGCGTAGCTCTGTATCCAATGCCTTCTGGCTGTTGTAAGCCTTTTCACATATGCCACGACCCCAGAAACGACCAGGCACTTTATCCCAAGAAAAAGCAATAACAGGTCTGTCCTTCATCATGTAAGGGTTTTCTTCCAGCTTTAGGATAGTGCCACCATCAGCAATAACCATAATAACTTCTACATAGCTGGCTGTATCTTCTTTTTCTTCAGTATCAACTAAATTAACTTCCTGTTCTTCTACAACTTCCTGTTCTTCGTTTTCTTCAGATTCATTATCTATACTTAATGCCGCAAGTGCAGAGTTAAAAAGTCCTTTAGGAACTAAGCCATAGTATTTAGTAAGACGAACCATATCATGGTCATACAGTGTTAAGTCGTTACTAGCATCTAGCAAGTCAGGGTCATAAGAAGATTTAGGTACATCTACATCTAAATATATACCGTCATCTATGTTTTTCTGTACTTGATGATAAGAAACCATTTGGTCAATAGCCACACCAATAGAATCTTCTATGTCAGTAGCTAATGGGTCAATCAAAAAGTTTTGTGGCATGATAGGGTCTAGCTTAACTACAAACCTATCACGTTTTTGAGTACCAATAATTTCTACGCCAGTTTCTGGTGACTGCCTAGTAGCAGGTACATACTCAGTA